GCTATTAGAGATTGCAGCGACAAAGAATTAATATTTGTTTTGTCTGACCCATTTAAAAAAGTTAGAAAAGGTGCTAAAATAACAATGGCTCAGTGGTGTGATAAAGAAGGTTTTAAATATTTCACAGTACAACAAAAAGATGAGTTGATGAATTATGTCACTAACAATGTTTGAAATTAAAGAAAAACTACTTGAGCGGTATGAAGTGGATGATCTGGTGGAGGCGTTGGACGTAACCAGTGAAGAGCTTTTAGATCGCTTTGAGGATAAATTAATTAATAGACTGGACAGTTTTGAAGAAGAACTGAACGAAGAAACAACAGAGGAGACTTATACTGATGAGCAGCATTGATGACGCAACACCAGAGGAATGGGACAAGGTTAATAAAAACAAGCTTGGGAGTGCTTACGCAGACATACTTTCTTTAGCACATAAAAAAGAGTATGATCCAGTACAGAAACCAATCCATTATAACAATGGAGACATAGAAGCTATAGATTACATTAAACAACAGTTAGGCCATGAGTTTCAAGCTTATTGCTACGGGTCAGTTATTAAGTACATGCACAGGTTCAAATACAAGGATGGACTACAGGACTTAAAGAAAGCCAAGTGGTACTTAAAACAAATGATTAAAGACATGGAAAATCAGGAGAATGAAGAAGATGATTGAGGATTACCTTGGTATTCAAATAGACTACTCCAAGGAGGAGACATTGAGTGACTTTTCCCTGGACACTTTGAAGGACAGATACTTCTGGAAGGAGGAAAAATATGCTCAACAGGCTTTGGCTAGGGCTTCAGTATATTGTGCAACTTATCAAGGAGTTGTTGATTACGATCTTGGACAGCGACTTTATAACTACTCAAGTTCGAATTGGTTCTCTTTTAGCACTCCTATCCTTAGCAACGCAGGAACGAGCCGTGGTCTTCCTATCTCTTGCTTTCTTAATTACGTTCCTGATTCAAGGACTGGCTTATCTGCTCATTACGACGAGAACATATGGCTGGCAAGTGGAGGTGGAGGCTTGGGTGGATATTGGGGTAGTGTTAGAAGTAATGGTATTCCTACTTCTAACGGCAGTGAGTCTACTGGCAGCATTCCTTTTATGCACATAGTAGACAGTCAGATGTTAGCGTTTAACCAAGGCGTAACAAGAAGAGGTTCCTACGCTGCTTACATGGACGTTTCACATCCTGAGATAGAAGAGTTTGTCGGCATGCGTAAGAGTACTGGTGGGGACTTAAACCGTAAGTGTTTAAACCTACACAACGCAGTAACAATAACGGACGCATTCTTGGACGCAGTTAAGGACGACTTGCCGTGGAGACTAATAGATCCTAAGTCCAAGGAGGCAGTTAAAACTTTGTCCGCTAGGGACATATGGTGGTCCATACTACACACTAGAGCGGAGACTGGTGAACCGTACATTGTTAACCTTGACAGGTGTAACGAAGCTTTACCTCAACAGCAGAAAGATTTAGGGCTTAGGATTAATCAGTCAAACTTATGTTCTGAAATTACTTTACCAACTAACGAAGAAAGGACTGCGGTATGCTGCTTGTCCAGTGTCAACCTAGAGTACTTTGACGAATGGAAGGAAGAAGAATTATTTATTAATGACTTGATAACCATGTTGGACAACGTGCTGGAACATTTTATTGCTAATGCGGTTGGTGATAATATTGATAAACTTAAAGCTAACAATTTAAACTTTGAGAGGTTTAGTAGTTATGTTCAAGAATCCACTGAAGGGTTTGCTAAATCCGCTTATTCAGCTTACAGAGAACGTGCAGTTGGACTTGGCGCGATGGGGTTTCATGCTTATCTACAGCGCAACGGAATTCCTTTTGAAGGAATGTACGCCTCAAGTTTTAACAACAGATCGTTTTCTCATATTAAAGAGAAAGCCTTGGCAGCTAGTGAGTCTCTGGCTCAGAGCCGTGGGGAGTCTCCTGATATGGTCGGTTCTAATCGTCGTAATAGTTGTTTGCTCGCTGTTGCTCCTAATGCTTCTTCTAGCATTATTTGTGGCCAGACTTCTCCTAGTATTGAGCCGCAACGTGCTAATACATACACCCACAAAACTCTCACAGGTTCTTATCAGGTTAAAAACAAGTACCTTCAAGACCTTCTTGAGGAAAAAGGATTAAACAATGAAAAGACTTGGAAGGACATTGCGGCTGCTGAAGGATCTGTTCAGAATATTAAAGGAATCAGCGAGGAAGAGAAGGAGGTATTTAAGACTGCTCCGGAAATAAATCAGTTGTGGGTAATAGAACACGCTCACCAGAGGCAGAAGTACATTTGCCAGAGCCAGTCAGTTAACCTGTTCTTTGCTCCACCTAAGGCTACGGAGCCACAGGAGATTCATGACGAATACTTGGACTACGTTAACAGTGTTCATTGGGTTGGTGCCAGGAAACTGAAGTCCATGTACTACCTGAGATCCAACGCAGCTAGGAACTCTGAGAATGTCAATATAAAGATACCAAGAATAAACTTGGAAGACGTAGAATGTTTGGCTTGTGAAGGTTAGAATAAAGGAGAATTAATATGAGTTTTAAAGATGCTAAGTATTACATTAGTGAAACAAAGGAGTTTGTTACCTACGAAGAACTAATGAATGGTCAATGGTTTTGGAAGGACACTTATTACGCAATGCGAGAACTAATGGTACAGGAAGGGGAATAACTTGAGTTTAACTGGAACTAGAGACTACTATAAACCGTTTGACCATCCTTGGATGTTCGACTACTACGTGCAACAGAACCAGATGCACTGGTTTCCTGAGGACGTACCGCTACATAACGACGTTAAGGACTGGCAGGACTTAGGTGCACAGGAAAAGAATTTGCTGACTCAAATCTTTAGACTGTTTACTCAGTCCGACGTAGACGTTAGTTCTGGCTATGTAGATCGCTACATGCGTATCTTTAAGAAGCCTGAGGCACGTATGATGATGGGTGCGTTTAACAACATGGAGTCCATACACCAACATGCTTATAGTCTTCTGTTGGACACTGTAGGCATGCCTGAGGTAGAGTACAAAGCTTTCTCTGAGTACGAAGCTATGGCAGATAAGCATGAGTACGTTAACAACATTAAGGTGTCGTACAAGGACAGGAAAAGCATAGCAAAGGCTCTGGCCGTGTACTCTGGTTTTACTGAAGGTTTACAGTTATTTTCCAGTTTTATTATTCTCCTTAACTTTCCCAGGTTTGGACGTATGAAGGGTATGGGTCAGATAATAACGTACAGCATACGTGATGAATCACTTCATGTAGAAGCCATGACTCAGTTGTTTAGAGAATACATACAGGAGAATATAGATTTATGGACTGACGACTTTAAGAAGGAAATATACCAAGCTTGTAGAGATATGGTTGACTTAGAGGATAGATTCCTTAGTCTAGTCTTTAAAATGGGTGACATAGAAGGATTAACTCAGAAAGAAATGCAACAGTACATTAGATACATAGCGGACAGGAGGCTGCTACAGTTAGGCTTGAAACCTAACTACAAGGTTAAAGACAATCCTTTAGGCTGGCTTGATACTGTGTTAGGTGTAGAACATCAAAACTTCTTCGAAGGTAGATCCACATCCTACATGAAGGCAGGACTCAGAGGTGACGTAGATAAAGTACAATTTATGGAGGTAGCAGCGGAATGAACAACGTAACAAGAATAAACGGTAATGGCGTACCATTGAGAAACGACTTAATAAGAGCCTTGAAGGGAGAGATATTGGCTGGACTGGAAACGCATAGGATGAACGTAGAGGTTCTTTTACGTAATCCTACTGCTTTACCTGACCACACTTCCTTTATGAGCGCAGTCAAAGAAGAGTTGAAGGGCATTGGAGACTGTGGTGATCTTTTAAGTGCGCTTGAGTACGTTGAGGCTGACGAACCGCCTTCTTCAAGAGGGGATGGGGGTAACACGGAAGACTAGCTAAATACTTTTTAATCTTTGATAAGTATCTTTGCGCTGCCTCATAGAGCCTTTGGTTATGCAAGCCAACATTATATGCTCTGAGAGCGCACTGGAGGCTCCCTAAGCAACGATCCTTGAAGTAGGCCAGTACCATAGCCCCACAATGTACATTGGCTTCAGGATCGCTTAGGAGGGCTTCTGAGCTACCACAATACTTAGCCCAGTATTTAGGTATAACCTGGGCAGGACCAACAGCACCAGCATGGGAAATAACATTCTTTCTAAAGGAGCTTTCAGTGATTAAGAGACTAGCTATAATGTCCGGATGGAGCTTTTGGCGTTCTGAGGCTTCTAAAATCCAACCAGAGAATTCAGACGCTACTTTAGGTTTAACACCAAAGCCTTTAACTAAACGATTACTAAGCTGGTTAACTAAAGCTTCGTTAGTTGGCATAGTTATTATATTGGGTAGTTGGAGTGGTTCGCTCTGGTAAGTCATTTCTTTTAACTTAATGTCAAGAGTTAATAACCCTAAAGTTAACGTGCAGGAAACCGCCAGTGCTTGAACACCAGATAAGATTTTCATGTGGGGTGGGGTTTAGTGGAAGACTAAAAAGAGCTAGTAAATTTGCTCTTGAGAAAGTAATTGTGCTGAACTTGTTAACATACCTGCCCTCCTTGCTACATTAGCGTAGTCTTTAATATTAGCTTTAGGATCTATTTCTCCTAATGCCCTCATCGTGTAAGTTACTGCATTTTCCTTTTCCTTTCTTGGAATTCCAAATTCCTTTTCAAAGGAAGCAGCTTTTTCTTCCATTTCAGCTAATATTTTTTCTTTGTTTAAATTATCAGTTTTATCAAAAACTTTATATTTATTTTTTGTGTTATTAATTCGAGTGTTAAATCCTTTTTTAGCGGATTCTTTATTTTTTATTTCAGTTAATTTTCCTTTGTTTATTTTTTCCCAATCTTTATATGCTGTTGTTTTTTTACCAACTTTATTTCCTGTTGAAGTTTTAGGAACTGGAGTTAATTCTTCGTTTAATTCAATTATTTTCTTGTCAATATTTTTAATTTGTTTTTCTAAATTATCTACTGTTGTTCTTAAAGAAGCGTCTTCAGCATGTTTTTTAAAATTGGATCTTTGAGGAGGAGTTACAGCAACTAAACCTCTTCCTCCTATTGGGTTAAAACCAAACATGTCGTGAGCATCACTAATAGTAACAAAAACTTCTCCAGATTCAGGATGAATGGAAATCATGTCATTAACACCACCTAGCTCTTTTTCTCTGGAGCCGTGGCTGTCACTTATATGTAAAAATCCGTCGTCATTGTCTTCCAATCTAAATTTTTTATCTTCTCCTGCTTTTTTTAACTCTTCGTTTAAATACCTGTAATAAGCTTTAATGTGTTCTTTTTTTAATTTTTGAACTTCAATAGGAGTTTTTAGAGTTGCAGCCCATTCAGATAAACCTTTTGCTTCTATATTATTATTAGAATCTTTTTTAGAAACTAAAGTAACTCTTTTTTGGTCTAAAGCTTTTAATGGTACTGCTCTAGGAACAGTTGAAGACTGTCCTAATCTGGCTTCGTAAGCTAGTCCGGAAACTGGCCCTTCAGGATTTTTTATTTGTATGTCAGTATTATTTTCATTAAATCCCCAGACTTTGTAAACATGATCTAAATGTTTCTTTTGTACTGCGACAGGAACGTCATAATTTATGTTAACACCTTCGGAAAATAACTGTTGGGATACTGTTTTTTTATCAGGTGCTGGAATTAATTCTATTGTGTCTGCAACCGCTAAAGGACTTTTTCCTACGGCAGTTGTCCCCGGTTCAGCACCTCTTTGTATAGCTATGTTTTCCATAGCTTTTGCTGCTCCTATTCTATCATTTCTAGCTCTTGGTACTAATTTTCCGTCTTTATATTCATGTGTTTCTGAAACATCTTTTTTACTTTTTCCCGGGGGCAAGCCTGTTACTCTTTCGTAAGCAATAGACTTAGGGTCAAAAGCATTAATTAAGGCTGTAGGTATAGCAGATGCTAATCCTTGTAATGCAGCAATTCCTTTACTTGCTTTACCAACGCCCGGGCCATAAAAACCTTTAAGAAGAGTTTTTAAGTTTGCAGCAGGATTATTTATTCCCCCTTTCACAACTCTTTTTGAACCTCCCATTCCTACAATATTTAATAATGCTTCAAAATTTGCAGCAGGCCTTGGATTTTTTTCTTTCCATTTTTCGTATTCTTTAAGTCCAACATTAAAAAATGATAAAGCAGGAGACAAAGTTCTTGGATCTCCTTCTGTTATTGATTGAACTGCTAAACCTAATGCTTCTCCACCAAGACCACCAAACAAAGTTTTATCTGTTTCCGAGATTAAATCTAAAGGAGGACTAATTAAAGTATCTATATTTCCTCCCGTCCCACCTACATTTAAAAGTCCTCTTTCTATATCTGTTATTTCACCAGCTTGATACCTTTCTTCAGTTTTTTTTCGTTGGTCAATCCACTCTTGTCCTAAATTTGGAAAATAATTTAGTGATCTTTCCATTCTATCAGCAAATTTTCTGTTTCTTTCTTCCTGATATATCTGTTCACCAATAGTTTGTTCAACAGGTTTTCTACGCCTAGCTGAAATATTACGCATAGCTCTTTGCTGAGTTTCGTTTAAAATGTCCTCACCAATGGTCACTGAGTAACACCTCTTTCAATGTTTTTAAGTTCAGCTTGTTCTTCCTCAGTCATTGTTAACATAACGTCTGTAATAAAGTTAGCAACAGCAGTTGCAGCTAACGCTGGCTTACTAAACTTTTTATTGTCCAGCATAACTAATTTATTAACGTACTTAGGAGATTTAGCAACAGCAGCTAAGAATAGTGGTGCAGTTAGAATAGCTACTGCTCCTCCCATGCCTTCTGCTGTAGGCACTACTCCTCCATACATTCCTACGGCAGCACCGGCACCTGCTGTTAGTTGAGTCACGGCTGAAAATTCTTTAGCTTTAAGAAAAAGAGTTCCTATTGTACTTTTTTCTTTTGTTCCAGCTTCTTGAATTAAATTAAACACCTGTCTAGCTCTTGCGTAATCTTCACCTAATATAGTTTGAGCTTTTCTGTCTCCACCTTTCTTTAATAAATTTTTAATTTTAGTTCTATGTTGTCCTATGTCAAACACATCGGAAGACAAATCATTAAAGATGTTTTCTAAGTATCTACCTCTGATAGCTTGTTTTGCTTCTTTAGCTGTTTTGTACGGAAGTTCAGACATTGCTTCTTTACTCATAGTAGCATAAGCTCTATCTATACTACTAAACATTTTACGAACTTGATCTATACTTCCATTTCCTGCAACCATATTACCTAGTGCACTAAAATCTTCTTTTTTAGCTCTTTTCACAAAACTAGAATTTAATTCCGGAAGTATTCCTTGCATCCCTTTAGCGTATGCTTTTTTAACTTTAGCATATTCAGCAGCAGCAACAGGATCAACTTTAGCCAATGCTGTACCAAATTCATCTTTTATGGTAGATGAAAATTGAAATAATTCTCTTGCAGCAGTATCGTTAAAATCTTTACCTCCTCTTTCAGCTAATTTATCAATTTGTTTAGTTATGTTTTTTTCAACTTCAAATAATGCTTGAGGAGAAAGAACTTTAGTTTCTGATAAAGATTCTTGTAATTGTTTTAAATAGTTTAAAGTATCTGTATCTAAATTAGACATATCTTTAACGCCGACAATCATACTGTTTTTAATGGCATAATCTAATTTAGCTTTTATTCCACTTACGTTTACATAATTTCCGGGCTGCATCCCAAGTTTAGGAAGAACTACATCATCCATCATAGTTTTATAGTTTTCACTTAAAGCTTTTCTACCTGCGTCCAGTAAATCATAAACAGTTTCCCCAAGCTGACTTGGATCTCCTACTACAAATCCTTTGTTTACAATGTCAGTTATATTTTGTTGTACAAAGTTGTTAATATCATCCGCGCCTTTAGACATTACAGGAGAACTAAATAAACCTAATTCAGCTATTGCTTGAATCATGTTATTTTTTTCTGATACATTGCTTGGTAGTAAAGTAAGTCCTTCTTCTCCTAACATTCGTTGAGAAGCTAATAAAGAACCTTTTGTACCTGCTTCCGCTGTTCCTTCTCCAGTTTTTCTTAATAATTCTTCTAATGATTCTTTTGGAGTTTTTCCCAATGCTCTTTGAGTGGATAACCATCCTGATTCTATTAAAGGTCTTAATATTCTAGTGTAAGCTTTACCAGCCCCCAAAGTAGCTAAATCTATGCCTACGGATAACCCTGCTTCCCACACAGCATCTGCGTAATCTATATCTTCTTCAGTTAAATAATCAGAGCCTATTACACCAGCAAAAGTTCCTGCTGCTCCACCCAGTATCATACCCGGAACACCACCTTTTGCTCCTCCTACAGCAGCACCAACTAATCCTCCCGGTATGTCTAAGTTTTCTTTAGTAAAGTCAGTAAATTGGTCAACCCATGTAGGTTCTGGTTTAGGAGGACCATCTAAACCTTTATTGTGCATTATAGAAAACGCATCATTTTCTAAAGCCCAATTAAGTATTTCTGCATCTGTATACTCATCATCTACATGCGTATTGACTTCAATAATTTCGCCAGTTGCAGGATTTTCTATTTTTCTCTTTATCTGTGTCATTTTCTATTCTTAGTTAGATGCTTTTCTACGTGGCATTGTAAGACCTGAAGGTTTTCCTAAAGGATCTAAATCTAACAAAAAGTTTTTATAAGAATTATAATCATTTTTAGGATTTATTAAATAACTATTTCTAGTTATTTGTCGGTCTGCTAATTTTATTACATTATTTAATAGTCTTATGTTTAACTTAGCAGTTTTTCCTAGACTTGGAGACATATCTTGAGCAAACTGTCTTTCACCTTCCGTTGGGTTTGTAAAACCGTCTAATGCTGCTTTAACTAAATTTTTAGAAGCTGAATCAAATTCCAGCAAAGAAACATCAGCATCAGAATCGAAACCAAACAATTTAGCCATTTTTGCTCTAGTTGCTGCTCCTAGTCCTCCGGTATCTCCACCTAAGTTTTGAATTTCTGTTATAATCTCTATTAATTCTAAAGCTTCAGCTTTTGTAGTTCTTGCATGGTTAAGGTCTGATATTCCATCTTTAACTAAAGTTACATAAGCTTGGTGATCTTGTTCGTCTTGTTTTAATTTACTTTTAAGTTTTGCTACTTCTATTCTTCCTTCTTGTAAATCTTCACCGGAAGATCCAGTAGTCGGGCTAACAATTTCCAGTTTTCCTGTTGGAGAAGTTGCGTCACTACCAATAGCAGTTAACTCTATTTCGTTAGTTTTATTGTTTTGAGTAGCAACCCATTCAATTCCTTCGTCATCCCTAAGAAGAGTAATTTTTTCATTTTTTGCATTTTTCTGTGGTCCTAAAGTTTTTTCAAAAGCTGAGTATACTGAATCAATTTCAGCGGGACCAAGTTGATTGTCTACAGCGTATTGACCAATTTCTGCTTTTGTTGTTTGTCCATAAGGATCATCAGCTTTAGCTAATATATTGTATAATGTTCTTTTGTGAGGAACCATATCAGCTTGTCTTTTTGCTTCTTTTTTAATTCTTAAATGATTTTCATGTACTCTTATTGCTGTTGAAGCTTGGGCCATTGCAGCCCTGTCTCCTTTAATGGAGGCATGTTGTAAATTTAATCTTAATATTTGAGTTTGTTCTTCGTCTGGAGTTATAGTTCCTATTTTAGCATCATTGGCAATACCAGCTAACTGATCTCTATATTTTTCAGTAGGATTTCTAAAGTCCGTTCCGGGCATCATAGCACCAAGCATTTTCTTAATGCCAGCACCAGCCCCTCCACCAAACGTCTGTGCAGGAGTAACTGGAGCCATTCTTTGCCCAGAGCCAGTTAACATCCCTTCTTTGCCAAAATTTCTTATGGCCTCTAATGTTCCAGAACTTAATTTAGCCATTAAGCGTCTCC